CCAGCCGGTGAAGAACCAGCGGGCCAGCCCACAAAATCTGAGTCAGAAATTGTGAAGGAAGAAATGAACAAAATGATCATGCAGTGTATGGAAGCTATTGAAGAAGTAGCCAAAGAAGTTGCAGTGGTTAAAGAGGAAATGGCTTCTTACAAATCCAAAATGGAAAAGATGAGTAAGACTCCAGGAGCTTCTAAACTTCCTACTTTCAACGATGAACCCTCAACTCCTGTTACCATGATGGAAGCAAGAATGGAAGGTCTCAAGACAATCAAAGCTGAACTCAGCAAAACCCAAAGAAAATTTAAAAAATAAACCCCTAAAAAAATGAGTTTCGATTTATCATCACTATCGCCGTATACGGACCAGCTCAGTACGGAATTAATTTCTGAGGCCTTATTAAAGCCTTTCACCGTACAATACTTGACCGTTATGGCCGGCAAGACAGCAGGAACTTCTGCTATCAACTTGCTAAATTCTAATCCTTACATCATCGACGCAACTTGCGGATTCGGTGCAGCTCAAGTCGGACCCGGCGGAGCAACCGGTAACTCTACCGTTTACTCTCAGCTCGACTTAATCGTACAATCAAAGATGTTGAAAGAACAACTTTGCCCAGAAGATCTTAGAAACTTCTGGTTGTCTTCTCAATTGAGCCCGAGCGCATACGCCGAGTCGGTTCCTTTCGAGCAACAGATCGCAAACAACAAGGTAAACAATATCGCCCAGTACGTAGAAAATACCATCTGGCAGGGCGATGGCGGCAGCCTCGACGGATTGCTTTCTCAAGCAACTGTAGCTAACGGATGTATCGGTGGAACCGGTGCTGGTATCACTGTACCTTTGGCAGTTAACACCGCATTCGACACCATCTGGAACATTTACGGCAAATTGACCAACGCTCTTAAGCAAGAGAATGACTTGGTTATGTACATGTCTATGACAAACTACGCTATCGCAGTTCAGGCTTTGATGGCTAAAGGAAATAGCTTGATCCTTCAGTACCCTAACATCTCTAACGCTTCTGGAGACGCTCCAAACGCATTCGTATGGCCCGGTACTAACATGACCATCTTCGGTGCTCCTGGCTTGAACACCAACACTCACATCATCGTTGGTCCTAAGAAGTACGCGTTCTTCGGAACTGGCTTACTCGACGATGCCGACAACTTCAGATTCTACTACGATCCTTCACAAGACGTGGTTAACTTTATGTCGAAGTTCCGTCTGGGTACGGCGGTCTATGCTTCTCAGTTCGTATCGACTATCTAAATTGCCAATGGGAGGTTTGGGAAACTGAACCTCCCTTCTTAAAAAAATTAAAATAAAAGAACGAACCAATGTCCTGTAATTTAACATCAGCAATCGCACTTGACTGTCTCGACGCAATCGGTGGTATAAAGACCCTTTGGGTATCTTCCGATTTCGACTATACGTCAGTAACTGCTGGAGCAACTGCTGGTATCACCGCTTTAAGTGGTGGAACTGGAAGTTTCTACCAGATTCAAGTAGCGAAGGATGTTGCGTCTTTCACGGAGACGTTTAACATCTCAAACACAAACGGTACGGCGTTCTTCCAACAAGAAGTTACGATTCCCGTACAACACTTGTCATCTGCAAAGAGACAACAAATTCAATTGCTCACCTACAATAGAGCGTCCCGCTGTGTCTTCGAAGACAACAACGGACTCTACTGGCTCGTCGGTTTAACCCGAGGATGTGTCGTTTCAACCGGTACTACCACAACTGGTACAGCCCCCGGCGACGCTACCCAGTACTCATTTGTACTTCAAGCTATGGAACCAGAAATGGCTTATCAAGTAAACAACTTGGCAGCTTTAACTGGAACCACATTTGTCAACGCCTAACACACAAAAAGGCATACAGAACTTAGGCCAGGAATTTCCTGGCCTTTGTTTTGTCAAGTGGACGGGATTTCATACTTACATTTAGAATGTTAAATCTCACACCGAATTCCACTAACAATCTGATTATTTACGCAGACACAGTTTCTGCTGGTCAGGCAATAGGGAATTTCTTCACCATCGTTTTCACGAACTCATATTCTAAACAGACCTTTTCTGTAGCGGCTAATGTGGTTCGTAGAAACACCAGATTCGTAGAACTGGAAGTCAATCTTGTGGGTGTGGATGGACTTAACAACCCAATTCAGGGAGACATTTACCTTTACCCCGAAGGCAACTTCGATTACATGGTGTTCAACACCAACGCACCAACCATCACATTTGAGAGCCCACTTTCATGTTCGGTCTGGTCAACCGATGAGGATTTCTGGAATTTTGCTCTGACAGTTTGGAACGTTTGTGAAATTGAATTCCAGCAAATCGACAGAGGTCAGGCATTCCTTTACTCTGACGTTCCGTGTGAGCGTGAAATCGAGTTCGTTCCTTACACTGGGGGCAATGAAATTTTGGATGCTATTGTCTATGTGACCAATACTCCACTCTACCAGTTTCCGTGCACTATACCAGCCGGGACAGATTATGTTGTAGAGCAGAACACGGTGACATACTGTCAGACTATACTTATAGAAAACGGGGCAAGTTTGGCGATCGATAATGGATTCACCCTAACACAAACGGCAGCGCCTTGGGGCTACTGCTAAAACAAAATGATAAAATGAGCAACGCAAAATACATTGTAGGAACAACGGGAGGTCAGATAAATTTCTCTCTCACTAATTCCCCTGAAACCCCACCAGCTGGCTACGTAGCCATGTATGGATCTACTTCGGGATCTGGTGACAAAGTTTATCTGATAGATTCTAACGGTAACTCTGCACTAATCTCAGGATCTAACGGAACCTCAGGCACCTCTGGAATTAATGGAACTTCTGGAGTTAACGGGACAAGTGGAAGCGCAGGCACCTCTGGAGTTTCTGGTTCATCCGGGACTTCAGGTAACAGTGGTTCTTCAGGAACCTCTGGAGTGGACGGAACAAGTGGAACATCAGGTGCCAACGGATCTTCTGGAACCTCAGGAGCGGATGGAACATCAGGCAGTTCTGGTTCCTCAGGCACATCAGGTGTAGACGGAACTTCTGGGACATCAGGAGCCAATGGATCTTCTGGAACCTCAGGAGCCGATGGCACATCAGGCAGTTCTGGTTCATCAGGCAGTTCTGGTTCATCAGGCAGTTCTGGTTCCTCAGGCACATCAGGTGTAGACGGAACTTCCGGAACTTCCGGAACCTCTGGAATTAATGGAGCCACTGGATCCGCTGGTGCACCAGGTGCAGCTGGAACTTCTGGCACCTCTGGAATTTCGGGAACCCCTTCCCCTATCGCAGAAGTTAATACTAACACTTTGGTCTCTGATGGAGTCGGAGCTTCAGCGAATAACGCTAACACTGCTGTAGTGTTAGGAGTATCTGCTTGCACTCTTGCTGGAGCTAACAGTTCGGTGGTGATTGGTAATGCTGCAAAATCAGATGGTATCAATAACGTTGTTCTTGGATTGAACTCTTGTGTAACAGGAAGATATGGAGTTGCCATCGGGGATAATGCAAGAAACTGTGCTCTTGTTGATGGTGGGAATTTTGGGATATTAATTGGAAGAAACCTTTGTGGTTCTGGTTATAATCCTCTTATAATTGGAGGAGATTCTTGTGCGAGTAGCGCAGGAACTTTTATAGGTTTCCAAGGCTGTGCAACAGATGGATCGATTGTAATGGGATTGCAATCGTGTGCTGCCAACTCGGGATCAGTGGTTATAGGATATAATTCAAAATCATTCGGGGAAAGATCTATAGTTCTGGGTTTTCAAGCACAATCTTGTGCAGTTCATGGAATAGCAATAGGCAATACCTCACGAGCAACAGTAGCATGTTCGATTGCAATGGGATGTAATGCTTGTGTAACCCACACTGGAGCTACAGTTATTGGTCCCGGTTTAACTTCAGAAAAAACTAACACAGTTCACGTAGATAATCTGATTACTTACGGTCAAGCAGCTTCCAAGACACACACGATTGGAAATACCGGGGGAACTGTCACTGTCAATTTCGATAATGGAAATGTTCAGACTTTAACCCTTACATCTTCCATCACTTCTCTGACTAAATCTAATCCTATCGATGGTGGAGTTTATACTTTATTCCTCAAACAAGGTGGTGCTGGTAGTAACACAGTGGCTTGGGGAGCAGATGTAGATTGGGCTGGTGCTACTGCCCCTGCACTTTCCACAGCAATTGGAGCAGTCGATGCAATCAGCATGGTTTACATAGCTGGGGTTACAGGATACTACGCTAACATCAATAAGAACTTCGCTTAATGTTTACCTCACCTTTTACCTTTTTAGGATCTGGAATAAGTCCTCCACCCTCACCAGTTGAACAACTGTTTACTGCCAACGGGACATGGTCATGTTGCCCTGGTACAACCTGTATCCAAGTGTTGGTTGTAGGAGCTGGTGGGGGAGGTAATTCTGGCGGAGTAGATTCCAGGGTGGCCGTATCGTCTACCTTTATTAACATCGGCGGTGCAGGAGGAGGTGGAGGGGGTATAGCCTTAGCAACACTTTCAGCAGGTCAAGTTCCGTCATCAGCTTGTGTAATAGTAGGATCTGCTGGTCAAGGAGGTCAGGCAAATGCTATTAACTGTAATGGTGGTTATGTGGGCACAAACGGAGGAGCATCTTGTTTTGGTGCTTGTGTGGTGGCAAACGGAGGGTCTGCCTGTAATTCAGGAAACGTGAATGGCGGGGGCTATAATAGAGCAGCAGTCGGCGGGGTTAATAACTGCCCAGGTGGTGGTGGAACTGCAGTCATCAATACTGGAACAGGAACGGCTTGTTCTGGTGGTAATGGTGGAGGTATGGGTGAGCAATCAGGTATATCACAAGCTCTGTTGGTTGGGGGAAGTCCTACCGACGTAACAGCAAATTTCCGACCAAGAGGCGGTGCTGGGGGTGGCGGACAATCATGTTGCGCTGCAGGTCTGGGTGGAACCGTAAGAACAGGAACCACATGCTGTGGGGTTTGTCTTGGAGCATCCGGTTGCGGCGGGTCAACTGAAAATGCCGCCGGAGGAAACGGAACTTGCTATGGTGCAGGAGGTGGCGGTGGACACGCTGGTAATTCAGTAACTGCTGGTAAAGGCGGAAATGGATTCCAAGGCGTGGTTAAGATAATTCAATACTTCTCCTAAAATAAACGACAAAACTAAGAAAAAACATACTTACTACAAATGAGTAATTTAACCGGATCTACAATATGCTCTTCATACGGAGGAGTCCTTAATATAGGAGGCGCTGGTCTTACGGGGGCTTTAACCACTGTTACAGATGGTTTTGGTAATCCCTTGCCAATCCAGGCTTCTGACACCACTATAAATTTCACTGGTATAGTTACCGGATTAACTGGTATCGCAGGAACCTCTGGAACATCCGGTAGTTCTGGCGTTAGCGGAAGTGCAGGCACAAGCGGAAGTTCAGGTGCCAACGGTTCGTCAGGAAGCTCAGGTAGTTCTGGAAGCTCTGGTGTCAACGGAAGTTCAGGAAGTTCAGGAGCAAACGGAACATCTGGAAGTTCAGGTGTTAACGGCACTTCAGGCAGCTCAGGAAATTCTGGTTCGTCAGGAAGCTCAGGTTCTTCAGGAAGCTCAGGTTCTTCAGGCTCCTCAGGGGTTTCAGGAACTTCAGGTATTTCAGGATCATCTGGTAGTTCAGGTTTGTCAGGTAGTTCAGGTAGTTCAGGTAGTTCAGGCTCCTCAGGGGTTTCAGGAACTTCAGGTATTTCAGGATCATCTGGTAGTTCAGGTGTTAATGGAACCTCTGGTGTGGATGGCACCTCAGGTGTTAATGGAACTTCAGGTGTTAACGGAACCTCTGGTGTTTCTGGTTCATCCGGAAGTTCTGGTTCCTCTGGTAGTTCAGGTCAAACCGGTTCTTCGGGAACTTCTGGAGTCGACGGAACATCTGGAGTTAATGGAACATCTGGAGTCGACGGAACATCTGGTAGTTCTGGATCATCAGGAAGTTCTGGTTCTTCAGGAAGTTCTGGTTCTTCAGGATCCTCAGGCAGTTCTGGTTCTTCAGGATCCTCAGGTAGTTCTGGTTCCTCAGGCAGTTCAGGATCCTCTGGATTCAATGGAGTAACAGGTGCTGCTGGAACATCAGGCACCTCTGGTATATCAGGATCCCCGAGCCCTATTTTGGTAACTTGTGCCAGCACTCTCTATTCTGAAGCAGTAGGTGCTACTTCGGCACAACCAGGAAACGTAGTATTAGGTTACAATGCTCTTGCAAGTGGAGCTTATGGAGTTGCAATCGGTTATGAAGTCCAAAACTGCTCGACTGTTGACGGATTCAACAGCAGTGTAGCAATCGGATATGACGCCAGAGTGTGTTCTTATTCTTCTATTTCGATAGGAACAGTAAGCCGCTCATCAGATTCCTCTATTTCTATCGGAACCCAAACCTGTTCTGCTAATACTGGTATTTCCATTGGTTTCCAAACTATTGCTGAATGTAACAGTTCTATTGTTATCGGTCGCTCGAATTGCTCGCTGGCAGATTACGGTATAGTAATCGGTTCATTATCCTCACAAACTTCGGCTGCACAAGCCGCTGTAATTGGATATTGTTCTTGTTCATCGCACGTTAATTCTACAGTTATTGGGGTACAATTGGCTTCAGAAAGAGCGGATACTGTTCACGTGGATAATTTAGTTGCTTATGGCCAGGGCGCTTCTAAGTCTTTCGATATTGGGTCGGTGACAGGAACCGCCACGGTAGATTTCGACGAAGGTAATAATCAATATCTTACTTTGACTGGATCAACTACTCTTACCTTTTCAAACCCAATTGCCGGAGCAAACTATAGTCTATTGCTTACCCAAGGTGGTGTTGGAAGTTACACAGTTACGTGGCCCACTATCAAATGGGCAAACGCAATTCCTCCAACATTGTCTACGACAGTAGGAAAAATAGATTTGGTAAATCTGCTTTACGACGGAACAAGTTACTACGGAAGTTGGGCAGTTAACTTTGCATAATATGGGATTATTTGGACCTTCAGGATTTGCTGGTGGTGGCGCTACACCGCCAGTTGTTACCAACTTCGCTTCGACTGCGACTTGGAACTGTTGCCCAGGAGCTAAAACTATTTTGGTAGTGGCTATCGGAGGTGGAGGGGGAGGAGGAGATTCAGTAGAAGTCTGCACACTTGGCCAACCTACTTTTAACGTTTCCGGTGGAGGTGGAGGAGGAGGTGGAGGTATTTCGGTTTGTTGTTTTGTAGGATCTGCTGTATGTTCTACTGGAACCGTAACAGTAGGATTAGGAGGATCACGGGGTAATCCCGCTACTCACGGAGGTAACTCTTGTTTCGTTTCTGGTACTGCTACAGTCTGCGCCCAGGGGGGAAGATTTGGGCAAAACGGTGCTTGCGGAGGTAGTAACGCCAACTGGGGAGATGGAGGTTTAGCAAATTGTCAAGTAGGTAATCGGGGAGGGAACGGATGCGGTCCACAGGGAGATGGTGGAAATGCATCAACTTTAGATTCAACAAGGGGTGGAGCCGGTGGTGGCGGAGCAAGATATTGTAATGTCCTACCTGTCAGCTGCACATTTACAAATGCTGGTTCAGCTTCTCCTATTTGTACTTTTGATTTGCCTCAACAATCTATCTGTTTAGTTTCAGCGGGCAGAGGAGGTAATGGTGGTAACGCTTCTCTTGATTTCAATAGATCCTTTACTGGAGCTAACGGCCTTTCAGGTTTTGTTACTGTGATTCAATACTTCTAAACCTGAACATGCATTGGTGCGGTTTTAAAATCGAACCAACGTTCTCCGGCAACTACAGGACAATTTTCTGAGATATCCTCGATTCCAAGTTTAAATACTGTGGCGAAATAATCCTGATGATCTTTCAATAGATCCTGTATTTCTTGTCTTGGGGTCAAGTATTTTATCGTTTTTTTCTGGTAGCCCAATCGTTGTTCTGTCTCCGCTAATGGCAAGAAAAATACAGAGGGACCAGCATTTGGATTTGCTGCTCGGGCGTGCATTGCATAAGAATCAATTCCCAAAACCTCTTGTGCATAATACATTAGACACATTGCTTTTCTACGATCGAAGTTGTCTACACGCTGATGCACATTTTGTAAAACTGGTGTATCTGGTAAGGCTAAATGCAGAACAAAGTGTGTGTCCTTAAATTGTGCCAAGTATTCCTCAAACTCGTGTTGTGGTGGATTACGTGTCCAAGATCTGGCACCGGGGTTAGAACCACCTGTTGATTGAACCACCAACAATGGTTTATCCACTTTAATCTGGGAGTTTAATTCGTCAGCTTCCGGCCCCGAAAAATAGAGAAGCGGAGTTTTTTGTATACTGGGAATTCTCAACATCCCACACCAAATATCAATCAAGTGTTGTTTCCGGTTTTTAATCCAAGCATCGTTTAAATAAGGATCTTGAGCTTCCACGTTCCAGCCCGGTTTACCATAATAGTCCTGCCATAAGTAAGGAGTATTGAAGGGAAAGTTTTTGTAGATGTCGGGATTGTGTAAAAACACTTCTGGATAACCAGAAACTACCACGACTTTCGACTGAGGATTCGCCGCCTTATAGGAACGAATAACTGCAGTAGCCATGATGCATTTTCCAAGACCTCCGTTGATATGGAGGAGCAGGTTTGTCTGGAGTGGAGCTGCACCAATGCCTGAGGTGCCTGGGGTTTTGGGATCAAGAGAAGATTGATACATGTAATTTTTGTCTGTTTTAATATATATCATTTCTATACTACGGTTTCTTTTGCCAGTTTCCACAATTTTCATACTTACTTACAATGAGCACGACTAAGCCAAATTCGACGATCTTGAAGTTCTCTCAGGAAGTTCCAGATCCCACACTACCCAAGGTCTTCGAGGTTCGTGGACACAGTTGGGTCAACTACGGCGTAGACAATCTATACCCACAGAACATCGTCACCCCTATCTACAACGGATCTTCCATGAACAGAACCTGCATCGTTTCGAAACAGGTTTACACAATTGGTGAAGGACTAAGATGTAAAGATCCTAATTTCGATTATGTTCTGAAAAGAGCAAATTCTGATCTGGAAGGTTGGAACGACATTTTTTCCAGAGTAACTTTGGATTACATAACTTTCGGAGGATTTGCATTGCAGATTATCTGGGACGAAACTGGAACCAATATCGTGGACATGTACAACATGGATTTCAACGATATTCGATCTGGACATTTCGATAAAGACACCGATCGGGTAGAATGGTATTACTACTCTGCCGACTGGACCAAATACAAAAAGGACATTTACAAACCAAAAGCGATTAAAGCTTTCGATCCCAATAGAGCGGATCTTTATCCACGCCAGATACTTTACTATTTTGACTATAATCCTGGGAACAAGTACTATCCAATCCCAGCTTATTCCGGTGCTTTGACAGCGGCAAACGTAGACGTGATGGTAGATTCGTTCCACTGGTACAATCTTCAGAATGGTTTGGCTCCGTCGCTTTTCATCAGCATGAATAACGGCATCCCTGACCCAGAGACCCGTCAGGACATATACGACGAGCTGGCAAGTTCATTTTCTGGAGTGGAAGGAGCTGGTAAATTCTTTTTAAGTTTTGCTAACGACAAAGAACACGGCACCGAAGTCACTCCGATTGAAAGCGCAAACGATTCGTATTATGTTGAACTTTCCCAAAGAATAGCTCAGCAAATTCTAACCGGACACAGAATTACTTCACCTCTTTTGCTTGGTATTAAAGATATTGGTGGTGCGGGATTATCCAACAATAAAGACGAAATCTTGGTAGCGTCAGAGCACTTTAGCCAAACAGTAATTAAGCCTATTCAGAAATGTTTGCTTAAGATTTTCGATAAGCTTATGAACTACTACGGGTATCCAGATAACGAACTCTACATTGAACCACTTAGACTTTTTAACGAAGACGGAGAACAGGTTGGGGATGCAGTTGTAGACGCAATAGAATAATACGAATATGTCAGCACAAAAAATAGCACTTTTCGTTTCCGAAGAGAAACTGAAAAACTTTACTACAGTAAACCAGAACGTCAGTCCCGCTGATCTCGTGCCACAAATTTTGACAGCGCAGGACACAGAGCTACAGTTCTATTTAGGGTCTACATTCTACTTCAGTATTCAGGATCAGGTTCTGAATGGAACGGTTAACACAAACAACCAATTCCTACTTGACAACTATATTTCCAAGGCGTTAATCCAGTGGGGTTTGATGAGGTCCCTGCCAAATCTTAAATACAAGATCTACAACAAATCGGTTCTTTCCCCGACTGCTGAGAATGCAGATTCTATAACTTTGCAAGAACTTCAGTTCCTTCAGCAACAGTGCAGAGATACAGGAAATACTTATGCCACCCGTATGGTGGAGTGGATCCAGTTGCATCCGGCGGATTATCCAGTTTACTTCAGTCAAAGAGTTACGGACGGGATGATGCCAAGTTATTCCGATCCTATCTACGGTGGTTTGGTAACTTCCTCTATGCCTTACGCTTGGAAGAAGCGTTGGGGTGTGTCCCGGAACTGGGTCAATGATGGAGGCAACTGTTGTGAAGGTCTGTTCCCAAATACGTATGTCAATACTACCGTATTCTAATGAAAGCCCCTAAGAAAATTTGTGTAAGGCTAAGTAAGGTTTACAAACCTTCGGCACAGAATGAAATCAAACTTAAGAACTACCTCAATGCAGGACACGATAGAAGTAATCAAGAAGCTGGCAAATAATCCCGTTCCCTACGTCAACACAGGAGTATTCCTGGGAATGACTGCGATGGATTGGGATCTTGCAATTAAGGTTCTGCTTGGTGGGGTGTCCGTAGTCTGGACCATACTTAAGGTAATTAACGAATACAAAATCCTAAGAAGCAAATCCGAAACTTCTAAGAGGAAAAAGAATATATAGAAAAGAGAGCGACTTTTTTCAACACTTCGTTATTGAGTTTGTCATTGTCTTCTATTTTTTTGGTCGCTCTTAAAATCCCGGGTCTTTTTTCCCGGGATTTTTTTTAGATTTCGTTCTATAGAATTGTGTGAAAGCCTCACCAGCAAAACACTTCTTCGAATGCTTTCCACCTCTTCTGGATAAAGATGAAAAAGAGGTTTGGTTCAGACATCCTATCCTACCACTGCAGTGCAATCAACTCGGAGTAATCGAATATGATGAGGAGGTTTATACCTGCACAAACCAGAGTAAAATCAAAATGGTCTGGAACGGGAAAGCAGATTGGATTGGAACCAGAGAAAAAATAGTCATGGATTGCTACGAAGGCTTTTCACATAAGCACTACATCTTCTTTCATCGGGACGGCAATCTTTGTGATTTCCGTTATGAGAATTTGGTCGGTTTCCGGAGCAGGACCGAGGAATTTAAACAGCACTTCCAAGCCCGTAAACAATTTTGGAAAGCCACTCTGGATTACATGGATTCCCGTTTGCCCTTTATAGTCGCCCGTGGAATAGATCCTAAGGACTATTGGAAGATCATGGATCTTCCCTACGAATTGTATGTGAAATGGGAAAAGCATTATCAGGGAGAATACGTGCCACCGAAAACCAGAGGTGCTTACAAAACCCAATCCCATAAGCGTATGCAAGAAATCAGAAAACTGATGGATACAGGAATGGGAAGTCGAGCCATAGCCGTTGAGTTGGAGCTCAAAAGAACCACTGTTCAGTACTGGCTTAAAAAAATCAGAGATGAAAAAGATATATAAGCCATGGGACAATACACAATTCATGGCAGAGACGGACTTTGGGAAGTGGTCTCTGGCTACCTCGCCGAAGAAACTATCGTTCTTATTTTCCAAAATATTGGGAGCGGAGAGTTCGTCGAGGTTGAATTATGTCCGTTCGAAATGCTAATAGACCACAAACAAATTTTTAAAAAATGGGATTCGTAATTGAGCGCCAAACAAAGCGCAGCCACAAACCAGAAGGGAACTACCTCGTTATCGAAGGAATAGAATACCTTATCCAAGACATCACAATTTCAGCCTCCGGAAAGGTATGCCTGAAACTACATGACCCCGCCAGAAAGGACAACCAGATTAAGACCCTGTGTAGTCTGGAGGAATTGGTTAATGCAACTTTACCCGGTACAGTCTACGTAGAATACTAATGGAGCAAGCAATCCTTTTAAGAATTGATCCTTTCCTTTGGCAGGATGAATCTCTGAATTATCCAGAGAAGATCGTGCTGAACCTCATTTTTTCCTTCACGATTCGACAAGAGTGTTGCGACCTAACCAACGAATGGATCGCTGGAAAATTTGGATGGACCCCAAGTTTTGTTGATGAGGTTATCCAACTACTAAGAGTCAGAGAATGGATTCATGTCCACGAGAAGTGGCAGGGCGCCAGATGTCTCTCCATCAACATACCAGGTCAACCTAATCCCTGTGATTCCTTCGAAGGAATTATGGATGTCGAAGTTTAACCTAAAACTTTGGGAGCTATAGAAGAGTTTGTTAATGATAACTACCTTGCTCTCAAAGAGGCGGCGGAGCGCATCAGTGGTAACGACCCTCTGAGCGAAGAACTACTCCACTACACTCTGGATGAATTTCTGAGGAAGAGGGATGTTGAATCCATCGTGGAATCCGGAGGTGGTAGGTTCTACTGTGTCAGGATTATGATGACGCAGTGGAAGTCTGTCACCTCGCCTTTTTATCATACTTACAGAAAACCTTCCGATGATATTGAGATAGAATCTGTAGGTGAAATACCAGATGAAGAAGAAGATATCACTGCCATGGCGGATAAAATCCGCGAAGAGTTACAACTCCTTAATTGGTACGACCGTAAATTATTTGAAATATTCATGGAAGAGAATCACACTATTTCTTCTCTTGCCCGTGCCACTGGAATCCCTCGCACTTCTATTTCTCTTAGCATAAACCGAATCAGAAAACACATAAAGAAAAATCTGTAATGCCAGTATCACGTAATCGTAAATCACAAAAGAAAAAAGCTCAGGCCAGGAGAAATGAAATCCAAGCCCGAAGGAAGAACGTCAAGAAGTGGGTAGCTGAGCTCGAGACAGCTTTCGAAACCTTGCAACCTCCAGCTCCCACTCATTCTCAGCCACAAGGTGGAGGCATCATGTTGACTCCCACTCCTGACATAAAAGAAATTGTACAACACTATGATAACCTGGAAATTTGAAAACTCCGAAATTAAATTCGTTTCTGCTCCGCACAACTTGGACAGAGACATTTCTAAAATGGCCTATGCCAATCACATAGACCCCTCAACTAAAATAATCTTACTCGATGGAATTAATGATCAACCTAATCCTGCAGTGCCTGCTGATAGCAATGGCGATACCTCCTGTCCTACAGTCGAAGCCTTATCGGTGGATTCTAAGAAAACTAAGCCTCGAAAGGCCTCCGCTGAACTGCGCGACGTGTCTGGGGACTTGGCTGGGAATGATAATCCTGTTCTGGGTGTTTTACCAACCGGTGATACTGTCGCTGATAGCAGCGCCAGCGATTGGTTTGATAACCAACGAGTTTGACAAGATTCACACTAACATTTTCTAATATGACTTGGCAAGAAAAATTACAAGCAAATCTCAGTAAGTTCACTCCGGAGAGAAGGACGTGGACTCCTGAAGAAATGGCCTTGGCTTACGAGATCGATAACGAAGCCAATGGACTCAACAATCGAGATACGGGCTGTGGATCATGTCGCAGAGCGGTTATATCTCGGGTCAGAAACCTGGCCAAAAAAATTAGTCAATAAAACCCTAGGGCCAGACAAAAAAAAGTCTGGCCTTTTTTGTGCGAAATTTTTTTGTATTCAAATGATATATATACATAAAAATAGATTATGTTAGCAGACTACACACAACTAATGCAGAAGTACTCAGACCAGGAAATTTTCAAATGGATTCCGGGTTACGAAAAGAAGTACATGATTTCCAACTACGGCAGAGTTAAAAGCTTTGCCCGCAAACCCAATGGACACATCCTTGCCGCTAAAGTAACGAAAACGGGTTATTGGTTTATTCATTTGGCTACCGGAGGTAAACCCTCTAAATGCAGACTAAAAACCGTGGGGATAGCCAGATTGGTGGCGACGATGTTTGTGGATAACCCACATGATTTTCCCGAGGTTGACCATATCGATAACGACAAAGCGAACAACCATTGGAGCAATCTGCAGTGGGTCAATCACGATTACAACGTGAAAAAGGACCAGGCTTACACCTACAAAGTTTGGAATATCCACAATCCAGATGAGATCATTTGGTTGGAATCCAAGAGACAGGTAGAGGAAAGATTGGGCAAGTCTTACGGTTGGTTGGCCTATCGTTTAGGCTTACCCGACGTGCCCAGCCGAGATGGTTGGATTTGTCAAGTTAGAAGACTCAAAGGATCAGAGAAAAGACGTTGGTAGTCCTTAATTTTACGACATGGCACACAGACTTATTGCATTTAACTTTGCAGTCATGGCGGATCCGCGGTTGGATTTGCTGGACAAATTAATTCTTTCTTACATCAAGGATTGGGAACTAAAGGGCAGACCATGCTTCGCCAAGGATGGTTTCTTTGCTTCTTTTTTTGGAGTAGGAGACGGGGAGATCTTACTATCCCTACTTCGGTTGGAGTCCCTCGGTTTAATTGAACAAATTGTAGGAACCGGTGGTAGACTAATCCGAAGCAAAAAAGTTGAAAATTCACCGACCCCAGAAATAAAAAAAGATATTTTCGAACTATGAAGAAAGACAAGAAAAAAGATCCATGTTTCCTTTTCTACTCAGAAGATTGGATGATGGGAACATACGCAATGACACAAGCCCAGAAAGGATGCTTTGTAGATTTAATGACTTTACAACACCAAGGAATTAAAATCACCGATGCAGTTATGCGAAAAGCATGCGGTGGCATCGATTCGGATATAGAAGTGGTACGACTTAAATTCGAAGTTGATATTGACGGAACCTATTTTAACAAGAAAATGCGGGAGGTAATGATGGAAAGAGAGGTATTTAAGCTGCGTCAAACTGAAAGAGCAAACAAAAGATGGGCCAAAAGTATGCCACCGCATATGCCAAATCAAATGCCGGATGAATGCACGCGAGTTAAAGATGAAGATAAAGATAAAGAACTTATTAATCCTATAGAAGTCTTAGACGCGAGAACTTTCCAGAGCTTAGACGACCTTTACGAGTCCTAACCCCAAACTTTATGAAATCATACAAAGGTACAGAAGAAGACAAGACCCAAGCTTTGATGAAAGTGTGGAATAGCTTCCCATCGCCAAGAGAAAGGGATTGGTGGGTTAAGAGTTTGCCATTGGATCAAAAAGCTTTGGTCAGGAAAGAATTGGGCAAAGCAAGCAATAAATTGTTCTGATTTCATTTTTTCCCCTCGAGGGTAAGTCTTACTTTTACTCTATCAAAATACAAAAAGATGACAAGAATAAACAAATCAACTGTCGGGGGCAAATTAGCTAACGATCTGATTAGAGGTTTCGGTCTCCAATTAGGTAGATCTGCTGGTAAACAATTGGAAACTGTCGTTAAGAAAAAAACTTTAGATACCAATTCCAAGTTCAGGAAATCTGTAGATCGATTTACCCTGACGGGTGATTTCCCCAAAGATGTCAAAAAAATTATTTCTCTGGTCAATCAATTCGACGAGGAGTATTCCACTACCGAAGCCTACTTCCAAAAGGATTGGTATTTGTCTGGAGATATCTCGTTCATAGAATCCAAATTGTCTTTCTTGAAATCAATGGTAATTTCAGATGAGGATGAGATCATGCTGGAGAGAGTAACAAGACTTTGGGCAACTTATCGTGAAAAGCACTAATGGAACGCAGGGAATTTCTAAAGCTTAGTGCACTTACTGCTATATGGATTGCGGCCAATCCCAATTCTTTAGTGACGGAAGCTTTCTCAAATGCCAAAAAATTTCCTGATAAGAAGGTCATGTTGTTCTTGGCAAAAAAATTAAATGGAGATTCTTGGTTTGTTAGTGGAACGCTATTCATAGACTTAGACAGAAAAAAGTTAAGAAGAACTAAATGGGATTTTGATTCTTTCAAAATCTTAGGAATCTATGACGATTCCGAAGCAACTAAAATGAGAAATAAATTTTGGACAGAATTAGTGGGACCTAAAATTCCTACCCTTCCTTTATTAACACATGAAGCACGAAGAATAGGGTTTGAGCAAAAAGAAAAAAATGTTTTTGGAACCCCCGGATGCAAGGCTGTCGTGGCTTTATTAGAAAGCGGTTATTTACAGTCCGAAAAAAACAAAACAATTTTTAGAGAAATTGGTCTTAAGCAAGGAAAAATTAATTCTGAAAAGGGCCACATGAAAAATATGCAAAAGGCTCTGTTTGAAAGTGGTTATCCTGGAAGTGAGTTACAAAAAAAATATTCATCAATGTCTGGCAAAATAGTGGGTCCTAAACAAGGTAAGATAAACGCTGAAAATGGCCACATGAATAACATTCAAAAAATCGGAGCTACCTTAGGTGGAAAGGCAATGGCCGAAAAATACAAATCAATTAGAGAAGAAAGGGAGAAAAAACTTTATGATCATTTACCACAAAAACCTTTTTCGATGAAGGAACTTATTTCATTGGCAAAGCAGGTAGGAATTCCCAGTAATCTTAAATTCTCGTACCACTTCAGAGATTTAGGTTACATAACAATGGTTCACAAAGGAATCAATGGAAGTGCAATTAATTTTGATTTGTACTTAAAAAACCAATACCCTCCCCTACAAAAATAAAAACGTTTAGAATAACAGTCTAAAGTTAGTCACTTTTCTCAATCTACATATATAAGGTAAAGAATCTTTCTTTATCTTATGGCAGCACCAGCAGGAAATAACTTTAACCCCAAGGGCCGAGGTAACACTCCGAACAAAACAACCAAAGAGATTCGCGAGGCCTATCAGGCCTTTGTCGAGAACAACATAGATGATTTCCAAGTCTGGCTCAGTCAGATAGACGATCCGGCGAAACGCTTTGCCATCATAATCCAGATAAGTGAATACTTCGTTCCTAAACTAAATAGGACCGAAGTCACCGGACAAGATGGAAAAGATCTGTTCTCGAATGTGACCTTTAATTTCACAGTTGCTGATGGCGATACAGATCCAGAGCAACTTTAAACCCTACCCAGCCCAGAGCAGAGTTCTGTCCTCAATCCTCGAGGGTAAGGAAAAGTATCACGTCTTGGTTTCTTCCCGCCAAGTAGGTAAGTCACTTATGGCGCTTAATTTATTGCTCAAGTGGTCACTGGAGACTCCCAACAACTATTGCATGTTGGTTAGCCCGATCTTTTCCCAGAGCAAGAAAGCTTTCTTAGAATTAATGAAAGCTGCCGGACCTGACAATCCCCTCATCCAATCAGCCAACGCAACTGATCTGATGATGCAGTTCAAGAACGGATCAATCATTCGTATGGTGTCTGCAGAAACAGAACAAAACCTCAGGGGTGTTACACTAACTCATCTGGTCGTTGATGAAGCGGCGTATGTGAAGGAATCCCTATGGACCGAAGTACTTTCCGCAGCCACTATGATCAGAGGCAAGAAGGTTCTGTTCATTTCCACACCCCGAGCCAAGAACTGGTTTTACCAATTATTCGAGAGAGGTCAAGATCCTGAAGCAAAGAACTGGACCTCCTATAGAATCAACTCAGAAGAAAACCCATACCTCAACCAAGAGGAGCTGGAGATAGCAAAAAAGACTCTGCCCCCAGCTGTGTTTCTTTCAGAGTATATGGGCATCTTCACAGAGAGTGCTTCGGGTGTGTTCGGAGAATATGAAAAGTGCACCAAGATCTCCCAGCTTTCCGAACCCATTCCGGGCGAAAAATACTACGCTGGACTGGATCTTGCTTTGGCTAACGACTTTACAGTCTTAACCATTCTGGATTCAAAAGGCAACCTGGTGTACATGTTCCGCGAAAACAAGACCTCTTGGGAACAGATCATCGGTAAGGTGGACGCACTGATCCGCAAATGGAACTGCCAAACCCTGGTCGAACTAAACTCCATTGGTTCAGTAGTTCACGAACAGCTTAAGAAATCTCTGGGCAGCAAGATTAAGTCGATCACCACCGGGGCTAACAAGTCCGACCTGATCGAATCCCTGAAACTTGCATTCTCCGACGAGAAAATAGCAATCCCAGATGAAAGACTCATGCCCGATCTACATCTGGAACTATCCACGTTTACCTACAAGATCCTTCCGTCGGGCAAGTTAAGCTATGGTGCCCCTTCAGGTCTACATGATGACATAGTAATGTCACTGGCTTTTGCGTGGAAAAACTTCCAGGAAGGTCAGGCACCCCAATACGCTGTCCAAGGAAAGTCCCGTTCGGCCTACGAAGCATGGTAAAAAACCTCCGATAAATACTTTATAAATCATACTTACTTAAAACTCCTATGGCAGTTACCACCCAACCCACCACTTACAAACAGGTAGTCGAACTGTTCGAGGATATCTGTTTGCAGCAAATGTCTGTGAAGCAATTCCAAGTGGGAATGTTATCAGACGTAGACATCGAAAGTGATGTTCATCCTTTCCAAAGATTTCCTTTGGTGCATATGATTCCTACAGTTTCCACGATGGACAGGTTTGGTAAACTAACTTTGGGATTCGATATGATCTGTGCTGATATAGCAAGAGATAACGAACAACCCTTTCAGACCAACACCCATAACAATACCCTGATGATTCTACAGGATATTTTTTCTAAGATCATTATGACGGATTGGGAAGCAGTTGGCATGGAATTAGAAACACCAATAACTATTGAGCCCTTCCAGGAATCCTTTAATAATAACTTAGCGGGTTGGACAGCCACGCTTAATGTAATTATTAAGTCGCCATTTAATCTCTGTTCAGCAGCATTCGAATAACCATGGCAATACCAGCAGAACTTAGAGGACCATTATCGAGAGCCGCCGGACTGATCACTTCCAATATCAAGGATCAGACCCCAGTCAAAACCGGGAAGCTGAAGCGGAGTATCAAAACCAGAATCATCGAGACCAATGATGGTTATGCTTTCGAAATGAACTCCTCTGAGTATACCAAGTATGGTCGCTATGTTGATTACGGAACTGGACCCTACAGGAAAACAAGAAGAGGCAGATGGAACGCTAAACCGCCCAAGGGAAAGGGCGGGATAATTCCACGTTTCTTCACCACGCTAAATAACTCCACCATTCGAAGAGTAAAGAAAATTCTTCAGGATGCGTTGGACAAATACGTGGCTTTGGAACTAAGAAGAATGGCTAAAAAACGTTAACAATGCAAGCAAAATTTAGAATAGGTAAAACAACCTACCAATTTAAAGAGATTGATCTGAAGACCTACTACAAACTTCAGGAGATTCTTAACTCCCCGAAGAAGGGCACGGAATACGAGATTGTGGAAGCTGTCACAGACTGTCCCGTCAAGGAACTTAAGAAACTAAAATACCAAGATTGGATTTTGGTCTGGGAAGAATGCAACGTCCACATCACGGATCTCCAAGGCACAACAGATGCTATCAGACCCGTCATAGAATGGAAGGGTAAAAAATACGCTCTACCTAAAATCGAAGACATCACGGTCGGTGAGTTCGCGGATCTGGACACGATCATAACTTCACAGGGTGCGGAAAAGAAACTCGCAGAGATCGCAGCAGTTCTCTATCGTCCAGTGATCAGACAAACTGCCTGGTCAATCAAGATAGCAGACTACGACTCGGAGGGTTACGAAGAACGCCTGGCACTCTTTCAGGATCTACCATTGGCCTACATTAAGTCAGCCAATAGTTTTTTTTTGCAGTCCGCAAACTCATCTTTAAAGAATACAGTGGAATCTTTGCTGAAACTCCCAGAGATGAAGATGCTGGACCCCCAAGGCCAGGAGCTCGTCAAACAATTTCTCCAGCCCGATCCTGGTGGCGAGTACTCAACGTATTGGCCGGAGAGGATCCTCTCGGATTTCAAAAAGCTTCGGAGCTTAAGATTAGAGAAGCGTTCAACTGGTTGGCGTGGAAGCGTGACCAGATTCGGGAAAGCAATTTGGCCGTTCAAGCGCAGCAAAAATATAGTGTAAGATGAGCATAGTAAATGTCTTAAAAGCCCCACCGGTTTGGTCTCCAGCCTACAACCCGATTATCTGGATGGTGGACTCAAATGAAACCACACAGTTCAAATTCAGATACGTGTTTGACGTGTACATCTACGAGCAACCCACATTCATCCGTTTCAAAGTGCCACCCAATCCCGAGGGCAAGGGATTAATAGATGTGAGTTCATTGGTAGCTGGAGAACTAAACATAGCGGAGAATGTTCCGTTCCTTTCTGCTCTACCGTTCTATTCCGGAGAAGGTCTGGCAACTACTGTCTACCTTAAAGTGGGAGAAGAATACTCAACGACTCTTGACGGTGAACCTGTTCTCTATAATGGAATGGGCGCTACTGGTCAACCTGACTTTCCTTTGTACGCTGATGGAGATTGGAGACCTGCTCCTAACTCAACCACTCCAGTCATTGCTTGGGCGAGCGGACAGGGAGCTGAAGAAAGCTATAACTACTACGCCACTTCGGGAGAAGCTATCTTGGCTTACGAGATGAACCTGCCCAACCCAGATGTTGATGGCAAGTTCCTTACCCGTTGTCCAGACTCACCACAAACGATCAGATCAGACGAAAACTTCACACTAACCTGGTTAAACTGGAACTTCGAAACTGAAGAGGTCAACGGCGAGGTTCCCTATTCAATGAGAGCCACTTTCTACGACAACAACGTGGAGGTAGGTTATCACGATTACTTGTTCACTGTTCCCAACGGAGGAACCGGGTGGAACACGTGCTCAAGTTACACTGGGGTAACCGGGGATAACTATTGGCTTTACTCGTTTAAGATAAATCCTTCAGATCCCCCGGCCACTTATACCAGAGACCAAGACCAACTCTTCAACAACTGGGGAACTCCCGGATCGACTTACGAACCTGTAGGAGAAATTTTCCCGGGCTACATAGACACTAATCTAAGTCCGGCGGCGGTGATCAATCTGATTAATGATGATGACCAATACCTAAACGACGACCACTGTTTAGAATCCCCTCCAGTCGGCGGAGATTCTGCTTTAGTTTTCCAGGACATGATACTGGCCACTGGTTCGACAATCCAGTTCGTTATCCCATCCCAGAACACATGGGGAACCAACTATCCCGAACTCTATCTTTGGGGATGTCCGGATCCAGCTACCGATGATGGAGCAAACTGGATTCAACTGGACCAATTTGCTATCAACGAAAATCCCGTGGGTTATCACGAGTATTCTATTTCTTACACTCTGGCTGCTCAGATGTATGGAATAGGTCTAAGAATGTATGTTGGGAATTCCAGTGAACCCTGTTCTTCTATTGGACCGTTTGCTACCCCTAACAGCTTCTTCACAGTCACTGGTCCTTTTGACGAAACGTTCGATAAGTTCTGTTTGGATCTTCACAAATACGAAACGACCCAGCTTCCGTTCCAGTGTGCTGTGGATCCCGATCCAATTTCAGAAACCATCTGTCTCGAAATCAACGATGATAACTGTTGGGGTTTCCAACCCATCCGTTTCACATGGATGAATAACTTGGGCGGGCGCGATTGGTTTACGTTTATGAAGCGCAACACCAATGTCCAAACTGCTCAGAGATCTACGATGTTCAGAGTGCCTGGCTATTGGTCGGCTCCTTCCTTTTCTATCCAACAGGTTAACCCTTCTCGTTGGGGCACCACAGTTTTCAATGTGGATCTAACCAACACTTGGACAGCTTCCACAGACTGGATTACTGAAGAGCAATCTGAATGGTTGAGAAGCATGTTCGCTTCCCCGAGTGTATTCGCTTACCTGCCTGGCAGAACCCAACCAGTTGCTATCACAATCACGGATGCCAACTACTCAGTGGAAACCTACGCACGCCAAAAGCTTTTTCAATACTTCGTTTCATTCACAGAGGCACAACCAGATGTAGTTCAAGGTTACTAATATGAGCAGAATCCAATTATACGCAATCAATCCATTAGGAGATACAGTTCTGCTTCAGTTGACTGAAGACTCTCCGGTGAAGATGAACCTGAGTGTGTCTGAGTTAAATCCGTTTACCCCCAGTTCATTCTACTCGCAGACCTTCAGAATCCCAGCAGTTGGACCCAACGTTCAGTTCTTTCAGGATGCTTATTCTGTCAATGGGTATTCTTTTAACCCAGCACAAAGTGCATCTGCCTGGATTCTTAACGATGGATTTTTGTTTGCTGTGGGTAACCTAAATCTACAGAGTGTTTTCTATAACGAAAGAACTGGAGTCATAGAATACGAGTGTTACTTCCTCGGGGATACTTCTGATTTAGTTTCCGAAATAGGAGAGGGTGGCTTAGACCAGTTGGACACATCAGACTTGGAACACTTCATCAACTACGAGAACATCACAAAATCCTGGGATGCAGTAGTGGGAACTACTGGAGGTTTAGTAGATGGCAACGTGGTCTATCCATTGTGTGACTGGGGTTACACCTATAATAACAACAATTTTCCGAACGAATCTACAGTGTCAGTTGGATTCCCCCAGAGCTTTACACGTGGTATCACGGGTGGCTTAGAACTTTCCCAGATGAAACCGGCCACCAAGATTAAATGGTTATGGGATAAGATCTTTGAACAAGCAGGATATACCTACGAATCTACATTCTTAGAATCGGAATTGTTCGACAACCTCTATATGGTTTACGACCAAGAGGCACAGCCAGAATATGCTATCCCAGTAGGAGAATGCCAGATTAACGCACCGGTGTTTAGAGTCGGCCTGGGTTTAACAAGGGTCGTACCTTTCTCTGTTACCATTTCAGATCCCAATAAAGTCTACAATACTGAAGACCACTATTGGACCTGTCCCCAGACTGGAAGTTATTCTTTGTACGGAACCGGATATGCCTATCCACCTTCATACCAGTTTGCTTTCCCACAGGCTCAGTTTATCGTTAAACTCTACGCGGACAACACTGTTATTAATACACCCTATACTTGGATCACTCCAATAGCAGTTCCTGGTAATACCTACTTTCAGGGAGTGCAATGGTCGGCTGGGGTAACTTACACGTTCACCCAAGGGCAAAAGGTTTACTTGACTATTGAAAACCTAACTTGGTCAAACGTCAATGTACTATTTAGGGATTCCCAGTTTGCCGTGGTAACTTCCCCGGCGGACGTTCAGAACATGAAGCAGTTTTTACCTGACGCCACAGTCATGAAAAAAATTGATTTCCTGAAAAGCATCACTAAAATGTTTAACTTGGTTTTCGAACCTTCCAAGACACAACAGAGAAAACTAATTATCGAACCTTGGAAAGACTGGATTCTCTTGGGTGGTGTTAAAGACTGGACCAAGTATTGGGATGGCAACTTTGACTTCCAGAGTTCAGCAGTGTTTTTAGACCAACCAAGAATAGTTGCTTTCAAAGGCCAGATGGATGAGGATTTCCAAAACAAAGCTTACCAAGAACAGTTTAAACTCGACTACGCTTTCCGGCAATTTGATTCTAATATTAAGCTTCTGAAAGGAACACAGGATATCGAGATAGGGTTTGGTTCTACACCTTTGGAATCTATTCCAAAGAAAACCTCTCCACAATATCCTGATTGGGTTTTGCCAGCTTTGGCCAGAATCCAACCTGGTGATCCTACAGAACAAAGAGCGGGCAAGGTGGAACCTATCCAACCCAAACCAAGAATCCTATTCTACAACGGTAAAAGATCGAATCCGGTTGACTGGTATTTAATGGTAGATTACCCAGGAGTGACTGGAGCGGCTCAAGATCAATATCCACTCATGAGTCCTTACTCTGAGTTTCCTCCGAACGAGTTTTCAACCCTACAGCTTTCTTTCCAAAGCGAAGATGCTCTATGGAGTGCAGACAGTACCTATACGGGTAAAGTTCAGAACGATCTTTACACAGAATACTGGTCGGATTTTATCGATTGGATCTACGATCCCTTTAACAGAAAAATTAACCTGACCATGAGATTAGATCCTCTGGATGTTCAGTCT